GCCGTAGTTAAGCAGCCCCCTGGATTCGGGTTGGGTCTGATACATTCTGGCGTCTGATAGCAGGCCTGCAGCATCTGCTACAACTGGGACTTGAGATAAGGCTACCCAATCAAGCATCGCCTTGGTCATATCCTGGCTTTGCGGATCTGGCGCCTGGTATGGTGACATGCCTATTCTGGCACGCCTTTCATTCTTACGCTGGAGTGGTCTGTTTATGATAGCCATGCGCTGAAGTTTAGCACATATTTCTTAAGCTATGCCTTGAATGTTCCTGCGAATTGGACCGCCCCATACATGCCTGGGCTTGTATCCTACTGCAAGATATCTGAATGCGTCTGCAGCATGAGATGACCAATCGTGATGAGGCCTACCCCTCCATGCTTTACCGTTCTCATCCCAATCTCTGCGGTACTGGCGTAGGGCGTCTATCCCTCTCTCGCAGCGGTCTACATCAAACCAACACCTATCTAGCATTGTTCTTACCGCCTGGATCCCATCCTCTACCGGGAGCATAGGCGCTACCTCTACGCCGTTCAAGCCTAGTGACTGTAACACCTCCATCCTAGACTTACCGGTTCCTAGCTCTTTAACCCTGACGTCATGCGGCAGGATATGCTGCTCGTAGTTGTATCCCTTGCTTTGCAAGATCTTGACGTAGTGGTCCAGGGCTAGTCCTGAGTTCTCATAGAAGTCTATGATGCGTATCTCCTGGCCTACATACTGGGCAAACCATATCGCTGTGGTATCTGCCATACCCAAGTCCCAGGCCGTGATTACAGATGCGCTGCGGTCATATGGAACAGCGGTGATCCTTTCCCTGGCCTGTAGCATCTCATGGGCATAATAGGCGCCTTCTGTGTGGATCATGAAGTCACCCTCCCAGACATGAGGGTAGATCTCTGGGCGCTTTGTCAGGTCTTCCAGGCGGTCCAACTCCAACACTTCAGGGAACCATGGGTTATCCTGAAAATTGACTTCAACGATCTTGCAGGAGTCCGGGGTGTTGATCCTGAACCGCTTGTGAGTGGCTGATTCCTTGCTCTCCGGGTTCCAGGTCACCCAGACCTCTGAGTTGTGTTCACGGATGGAAGGTATTAGTTTCTGCCAGGCGTCATCGGTGACGCGCTCTGCCTCATCAATGTACGCCAGCAGGATCCTTGCCTTGGATTTCAGGCTGTCCAGGTTGCGCCTCAGACCGGCAAAGGCATAGTTGATCCGCCCGTCCTTGGACCTGATGTACTTCTCCCCAACCTCGTAATAGTCGGCCAGAAACGGCACGCTTGAGATGGCCGCCTTGACCTCCTGGAGGGACGATTCGTCTAGGGAGTTGAGATGTTCACGGGCGCAGAGAATTATACCTTCTCGCCCAGTCATGCCCCACTGGTAGCCCCTGACCGCTGTCATCATGGCAAAAGTTCGCGTCTTACCTGAACCCCTGCCACCGTAAGCACACCGATACCTGGCGTCTCCCTGGAACACAGGAATCAGCTTAGTCGGTATCTGTAGACGACTCTGGCGTGACTCCTTCAAGGATGATGTGGGTTGGTCTAAGTGAGTTGTCACTGGAGGTGACGTCTTGCTCGATCTTGTCGCTGTATCCATGCTTAGTTAGCATCAGTTTAGTTATTGTTGAATTGAAATCGCCCATAAGGCCTGAGTTGACAAGGGTTTTAGCCTGGGTTGCCAGAATTCCCTCTAAGATGTCCGAAAATTCAGTTGATTCATCCCGCCACTTGTAGATAGAAGACCTGGCAACACTGAGACAAGCAGCCAGCCCCTCAATTGTGGGTATGACTTCGTTGTGACCAATGTACCCGCCGCCAGCATATTCCGCTGCAGCAGCCACTACTTCATCAGTTAATTTACTTGGTCTTCCTACGCTCATCCATCGTTATCCCGTGCGCTCTTTCTATTATCCTGGCTACTCTGTACACCACTTCCATGAACTTTTCCTGGTGTGTCGGGTAACCGCTCTTGTCCATCAGGCTCTCTATTTCCATCCTCGTCAAAGGTACAGGGTCCGAATATTCTTTCCCAGTTTCGTTTGAACTCGCCATGAGATATTGACCTCGGTCTTTGGTTCGATCCTTTGCTCATAGAATCACCGCCTTCTTGGTCCTACCACACTTCAAACACATCACCTCTTCATTGTCTTCACAGCTGTATGGCATGATGTGTATATTTTTGTGACCCTTAAATACGCAGATAATTCTTCTAACTAACTTAACCATCTTCTCTCCATTATCATATATCTTTATGGTCCCACCGGCCTCAAGATAGGCCTGCACATCTTTAGCTATCTCCTGCCGCAGCTTCTCCTTCTCGAACTCCTTCGCGGCTCCTGGCCAACCTGTATCTA